AGATTCGATGCTGTTTTGTCTGAAATTTCTGCAAATAAATGGGCGGATTTTACGAAGAAATCTACATTTCATAGAAAAAACCATGCTGGGAAGAAATGCTCTCCCAGCATGGTTTTTTATCGTTCTGGATTTGTTTCCTGATACGTTCTCAGCTTGTATGCGTTGTGTCAATTTCAATTTCGTGCATTTCTGATCTTATCCTGACTTGTTCCCGCATACAGAAAAAAGGCATCTCAGCTACCTTTCAAATATTCTCCAAAAAGAAAAAAGTGCCGAAAAATCAGCACTTTTTCATCTATTATCCTTGCTTCCTTGACATCAATACCACGCACTCAACGTGCAACAAGACGTAAGAATTGATAACCTGCATATCACTGTTGTGCCGGACGGGGAATAACCGCTACCATGAGTGGGTAGATTGGTTGTTTTTTCGGGAGTTTTATATACGTGGAAATATGTCAATAATCGCTTTGCTTGCGGGAGAATAAGCTGAAAGGTGCTTGTTGTTAATTGAATTCCGGGTTCCTATCGAAATCAAAATTCTGTGCCTCTGAATTCTTTTTTCTCAACAATATCCGATAAGTTGCAAAGGGTTATATTTTCAGCATTGGCTGCCTCTTCTAAAATCTTATCATCAAAACCAGATTCAGAAAAAAGATAATAATAGAATTCTGATTTTTCCTTTTGGGGTGACAGTTTTGCAATAGTATCCAGATATTCAGAATATCGGAATGGCTTATTTTTAAACTTACACTCCCCTACCAGATACTGTGTTGCGTGCTTGGAAACAGCGAGAATATCAATTTCGGTTTCCTGCACTTCTCTTTTATCATCTTTTCGTCTGACTGTCGTTTTTCCCCACCAACGCCCCATTTGAGAATATCGAAACGGCAGAGCATTGGCTTTTTGCATTTCACGAACATATTCCCGACAGATGTCCTCGAAAACAGATGCTGCAAACTCGTGAAGTTGCGGAGCAATGGCATACTCATAAACACCATCTACATCGCCGCCTTCCAGTTCTGAGTAATTTGTAAAAACAAACGCATACCAGAACCGAAAGAAATTATCTGTCAGATGATAAAGTCCACGATTGGTGTTTGCTTTCTCTTTTATCCCATCAGAAACAGAAAACTCCCGTTCGACAATTTCCAGTTCAATCAGATTTTTCAAATATACACTTGTTTTCGAAGTATCATCCACCAACGATTTTATGCTGATTTCATTGAGTTTGGTATTACCAAGAGCGACAGCCTCAATGATAGAATTGTATAATGGTGTTTCTCTCAATTCCTGCCGCAAAAGAAATTCCACTTCGCTATACAGTGTACAGCCCTTGGTGAGAATATTTTTCTTGATGTTCTCTGCAAGTGTCAGATCGCTGTCAAATTGTTTCAGATAATGCGGAATACCACCAAGAATCGCATAAGTAAGTATTTTATCCCGATCAGAATAATTCGGAAAGAACTGAATGGCTTCATAGAATCCCATTTCTTTCATCTTATAAATTCCGGTCGCTCTGCCATAAAGCGGATTCTTTTCTGCAAGGATTTCTTTTTCGATAAAACTCATTGCACTTCCGCATAGAATCAGCATAACATTCTCATCTTTTAGGATTTCATCCCATAAATTCTGCAAAATGGATGGTATGCTTGGATTGCCCTTACACATATAAGGAAATTCATCGATTACCACCAGCTTTTTTGCATCACCATACGGTAATTCCGTGATGGCACGAAATGCTTTCTCCCAATCTGAAAATTCTGTTATATAAGAACGAGCCGGAATATTTTCTCTCAGCAGTTTTTCTGAAAAGTTTTTCAGCTGCATTTTATCTGTGCATTCTCTGCAGGAAAAAAAGATATGCGGTTTTCCTTTACAGAACTGCCGAAGTGTCTCCGTTTTTCCAACACGTCTGCGACCATACAGGACAATCAACTGTCCGTCTTTTTGACGATATTTATCCTCTAAAAATTGCAATTCTGCTTTTCTGCCAATAAACATTGCACTCGCTCCTTTTCTCTAATCGTGATTTAGTAAATCGTGATTTGATATTATTATACCACAGATTTGGAAAAAATGCAAGTGAATATAATGAAAAGAAAAGCCATCTGAATTATTGTTCATCTATCTGACTGTTTTCAATATCTTTCAATGTGTAACCGTCATCAGACTTCCTACTTATCGCCTGCCTCCCTTATTTTTCTGATTTTCACCAAAGGAGAGTCCAGAGCCATCTTTCCACACTGTATACCCATTTGCTGTTCTTCCTATAACAACTGAAGCGGCAAGAGAAAGACTTTCAAAATCATAATCAGATGTGAATTGATAGTTGACGATGATGCCTGATGAAATCAGTTGATTGCGAAGGTTATATGCATTTGGATAGTACGGAGGAAACCACATGAAATTTACACTGTATGCTGCGGACTGCACAGGCAACGCCAAGAATACCATCTATCCGCACCAGAAAGTCATTACATCGGAAGCAGACCTGAAGAAAGCGGTCGCTTCCGACCATGTATGTGCCAAGTATGATAACGATACCCGCTGCGATGCAAATTTTCAGATTTCAGATGTTGTGCCGATGGACTGCGACAATGACCACAGCAACAATCCCGATGACTGGATCACACCGGAGAAGCTCAGCGAAATGCTCACCGATGTTGCATTCGCCGTCACATACAGCCGACATCATATGCTGGCAAAAGGCTCAGTTTCCGCCCGTCCTCGCTTCCATGTATTTTTTCCGACCATGCCCTGCAAGGATGCTGCATTTCACAAGAGCATCAAAGCCCGCATCCACAAGGAACTGCCGTTCTTCGACGGCAATGCACTGGATGCTTCTCGTTTCCTGTTCGGCTCGAAGGGTGATGTGGTCTGGCATGAAGGCAGTCTGACCATTGAGGACTGGCTGCAGCTCATGAAAACAAGCCGCAGCATTCCGCAGGGACAACGCAACAGTACCATGTCCCGCATGGCAGGAAAGCTGGTCAAGCGGTTCGGCGTCACCGAGGATGCCCATGCGAAGTTCCTCGAAAAGGCTGCGGAATGTGATCCGCCGCTGGACGATGCGGAACTGGAGAATATCTGGGCAAGTGCCTGCAAGTTCGGCAGGAAAGTCACCTTGCAGGAAGGATATGTGCCGCCTGACCAGTACGGCGAAAATAGCCTGATTCCGGATGATTTCTCCGATGTCGGTGAAGCCCGCACTTTTGTTGATTGCTATGGCGAGGAGATCGCGTTCACAGTTGCTACCAACTACCTGCGTTATAACGGTGTGTATTGGGAGGAATCGGAACAGGCGGCAGTGATGGCGATGATTGAACACACAGACACACAGCTTGCGGAAGCGGACAGACAGGTGGAAGAAAAACTCAGCAGTCTGGAGAATCTGGGTGTTCCGAGGTCGCTTGCAATTGCAGGCGGAAAGAAGTTCAAGAATGAACTGAATCCGGAACAGCTTGCTGCCTATGGCGGATTCGAGTTTTCCAACGCATACAGAGGCTTCGTTATGAAATACCGCAATATCCGCAGCCTGAACAATGCCCTCGATGCCGCAAAGCCGCTGGTACTGAAACACCCGGAGCAGCTCGACGGTGCTCCCCTGCTGCTGAATACACTAGGCGGCACTTACGACCTCTCCAAAGGTCTCGACGGCTGGAAAGCGACGGATCCCGCTGATCTGATTACAAAAGTGACGGCGGTCGTTCCGAACGAGAATGGTCGCCGTCTCTGGGAGGATGCTTTGCAAGTGTTCTTCTGCGGTGACCAGAGCCTGATCGACTATGTGCAGATGATTTGCGGTCTCTGTCTGATTGGCAAAGTATACACGGAAGCAATGATTATTGCCTATGGCGACGGCAGGAACGGCAAGTCTACCTTCTGGAATGTCATCTACAAGGTGCTGGGCAGCTATTCCGGCAATCTCTCTGCCGATGCCCTGACCGTCAACTGCAAGCGTAACGTCAAGCCGGAAATGGCAGAACTGAAAGGCAAACGTCTTATCATTGCGGCAGAGCTGCAGGAAGGAATGCGTCTGAATACCTCCGTGGTTAAACAGCTCTGTTCCACCGATCCCATTTTTGCAGAAAAGAAGTTCAAGGCACCGTTCTCCTTTGAACCGAGCCATACGCTGGTGCTGTACACGAACCACCTGCCGAAGGTGGCGGCTTCCGATGATGGTACATGGCGCAGACTGATTGTCATTCCATTCCATGCAAAGATTCAGGGGCAGAACGATAAGAAGAATTATACACAGTACCTGATCGACAACGCAGGTGGTGCGGTTTTGTCGTGGCTGATCGAGGGTGCGATGAAGGTGGTCGCCGCCGATTTCAAGGTAGACCGCCCGCAATGCGTGCTGGACGCAATCGGAGCGTACCGGGAAGGCAATGACTGGCTCGGTGCTTTCATCAATGATTGCTGTGATGTGGATGCTTCCTATCAGGAGAAGTCCGGAGAGCTGTATAAGCGTTATCGGGAATACTGCATGGAGAACGGCGAATATGTCCGCAGCACCACCGATTTCTATGGTGCACTGGAACAGGCTGGCTATAAACGCAAGAAGCGGAACAGCGGAATCACCATCTATGGGCTTCAAATCCGGCTCGACTTTCTGGATTGACCTGCATTTTCATCATTCAAAAACAACGTAGAATCGGGAAAGTGCAGGTCGGTGAAACTCATATCCATACCTTACGCACGCGAGAAAAACATAGTATTTTCTTCCTATGGAAAGGTTTGTAAATGACATGCACCGACCTGCACAAAATCCCGGAAAGGTCGTATTTATGCGAGAAAAATCAATTGAAGTAAAACTGGTCGATGCCGTGAAAGCAGCAGGCGGTGTCTGCTGGAAGTTCACCTCCCCCGGAACGTCGGGTGTACCTGACTGCATCGTATTGATGCCGTCCGGCAGAATCGGCTTTTGTGGAGGTCAAAGCATCTGGTGAAAAGCTCCGTCCGCTGCAGCGCCTGCGTATCAGAACACTTCGGCGGCTGGGCTTCAAAGCCTTTGTGCTGGACAACCCGGAGCAGATAGGAGGAATCATTGATGCAATACAAACCCCATGACTACCAGAAGTTCGCCGTGGACTTCATCGAAACACATCCGCAGGCGGCTGTATTACTGGAATGCGGACTTGGCAAGACGAGCATCACCCTGACGGCACTGAACGATATGATGTTCGACCGTTTCGAGGTACACAAGGTGCTGATAATTGCACCGATTCGTGTATGCCGAAATAGCTGGGCGGCGGAAATTGAAAAGTGGGACCATCTAAAAGGCATGACCTACAGTCTGGTTCTCGGCAGCCGGGAACAGCGGCTTACGGCTCTCCGGCGGAAAGCGGACCTGTATATCATCAACCGTGAGAATGTGCAGTGGCTCATCGAAAGCAGCGGGATGCCGTTTGACTTCGATATGGTGGTCATCGACGAGCTTTCCAGTTTCAAGAATCATCAGTCAAAACGCTTCCGTGCGCTGCGGAATGTCCGCCCGTTCGTAAAACGCGTCGTCGGTCTAACGGGTACACCCTGCAGCAACGGTCTGATGGATTTGTGGGCGCAGTTCCGCCTGCTGGACAAAGGTGTCCGGCTGGGCAAGCGAATCGGGCAATACCGTGATGCGTATTTCACCCCTGACTGGAACGGTTTCACCTATTCTCCCCGCAAGGGTGCGGAAAAGGAAATCTATGCAAAGATTGCCGACATCAGCATTTCCATGAAAACCACTGACCATCTGCAGATGCCGGAGCTGGTGATGACTGCTGATACCGTAACGCTTGATGAAGCGACATCGACAATCTACAAGGACATGGAGCAGGATATGTGTCTGGACTTTGGTGGCGATTCCATAACGGCGGCAAATGCGGGTGTCCTGTGCGGAAAGCTGACGCAGCTTGCCAGCGGTGCAGTTTATACTGACGGAAGCAGCGTGATGCGGATACATTCCCACAAGCTGGACGCACTGGAAGATCTGCTGGAAGCACAGAACGGCAAGCCTGCCCTGATTGCTTACTGGTACAAGCATGAACGGGACAGCATCATGCAGCGGTTCGACTGCCGGGAAATCAAGACCGATGCCGACATTGCCGACTGGAATGCAGGCAAAATTCCGGTCGCCCTGATACAGCCTTCTTCCGCAGGCCACGGTCTGAACCTCCAGTCCGGCGGCAGTACGCTCATCTGGTACACGATGCCGTGGTCGCTGGAACTGTACCAGCAGACGAACGCCCGCCTCTGGCGACAGGGACAGCAGTCTGAAACAGTTGTCATTCACCACCTTGTTTCGGTGGGAACGATTGACGAGGATATCATGAAGGTTCTGAAAATGAAAGACAAGACACAGGCGGCAATGATGCACGCCGTGAAAGCGAGGGGAAAAGCATGAGGGAGTATCTGAAAAAAGCCGAATGCCTGCGTAGACGCATTCAGCGGAAAACCAATGAAATTTACCTGCTGCATCAACAGGCAGAGGGCATGAACGGCAGCGGCATCAGCAATATGCCGAGGGCGGTGTCCCCCGACCACAGCAAAATGGAGGGTACGGTTTTCAAAATCATGGCACTGGAGCAGGACATCAAGGATACACAGCAGGAGTACGATGCCCTGATTGCTGACATGGAACGCCGCATCAAGGCGATTGACGACGCCGACGACCGTGACCTTCTGACCAAGCGTTATCTGGAGTTCAAGTCGTGGGACACCATCGCCGCCGAGATGTTTATCAGCAAGCGGAAAGCATATTATCTCCACAACAAAGCCCTGAAAAGTTTGCAGTCCGATGCAGTCCCATTCACTTGAAAGCACGGGTAATGTGTGCTATAATGTATCATAGAAGAAGATGTACAGAGCCGTTGTGGGTAGCCGCAGCGGCTTTTGTTATGCCCAAAGGAGATGCCGGTAATGCCGAAGAAAGCACTGAAACCCTGCAAGCATCCCGGCTGTCCGAAACTGACCGAGGGTGCGTACTGCGACGAACACAAGCCCTTGCACCCAGACCGACCGTCTGCCGCCAAGCGTGGATACGGCAGCAGGTGGCAGCGGCTGAGCAAAGTGTACCTGCGAAAGCATCCGCTATGCGTGAAGTGTATGGCACAGGGACGGTTCACAACAGCAACTGTGGTCGACCATATCATTCCGCATCGTGGTAATCCGCATCTGATGTGGGACGAAAGCAACTGGCAGGCGTTATGCAAACTCTGCCACGACCGAAAAACCGGAAACGAGGACAACAGACCGGAATACACCTACTGAATAATTCCTTTCGCCTAACATAGAATACGTTTTAGGAGAAAATACGCCGAACCGTTTGACTTTTCGCCTAAAACAGCTTATAATTAGGAGAAAGGAGCGTGAGAATATGAGAAACTTCGATTATCGTGAACTTGCAGGCCGTTCTTGGAACAGTGAAATACTCGGGCTTGTGGCACAGATTCATGAATACAAAGGCAGACAGGAGCTCTATCTGAAACAGAAGCCCGCGGAGCTTGACCGTTTGATAGAGATTGCAAAGGTACAGAGTACGGAAGCATCTAATGAGATTGAGGGAATCCGCACAACCAACACACGCCTGCTACAGCTTGTACGAGATAAGACAACACCTCGCAACCGTGACGAGGAAGAAATCATGGGCTACCGTGATGTTCTGAATACCATTCATGAGAACTTCGAGTTTATTCCAATCACTTCCAATTATATTCTGCAGCTCCACCGTGATTTGTATCAGTATTCCCATAAGAGCATTGGCGGAAAATTCAAGAACACACAAAATTATATCAGTGCAACGGATGCAGAGGGACGAGAGTTTGTTTTGTTTACCCCGCTTGCCCCGCACGAAACACCTCCGGCAATTGATGCAATCTGCGAAAGCTATAACCGCATGATTGATACGCAGGAGCTTGACGCTTTGCTGCTGATACCCGTTTTCATTCACGACTTTCTCTGCATACACCCGTTTAACGACGGCAACGGCAGAATGAGCCGCCTGCTGACGACCCTGCTGCTGTATCGCTCCGGCTATGTGATCGGCAGGTATATTTCCCTTGAAAGCAAAATTGCCAAGAACAAGAATCTTTACTACGATGCTTTGGAGCAGTGTCAAAAAGGCTGGAACGAGAACACAGAAGATCCCACGCCTTTTATCAAGTATCTGCTGCAGACCATTCTTGCTGCGTACCGTGACTTCGAGGAGCGTGTGGCAATGGTTGATGAAAAGCTGCCTGCAATCGAAACGGTGCGTCGGGCTGTCTACCATAAAATCGGAAAGTTTACCAAAAGTGAAGTCATGGAGCTTTGTCCGACACTCAGCAAGGCTTCCATTGAGAATGCAATCAAGAAGCTTGTGGAACAGGGATTGCTTGTAAGGCACGGAACAGGACGCAGCACATTCTATACCAGAAGTGATGCACAATAAAATGATCGCATCTGTCGTGAAAACGGCAGGTGCTTTTTTATACGCCGGGGTTGGGCTGGGGGTATCGAAATCTCTAATTGTGAATTTTTTACAGACCGGCGTTCCCTCTCACACACAAAAACCAAGGTTCAAACGGGGGATTAACCCCGAAAATATGAAAACAAGCCGAAACCTACACAGTTTCGGCTATTTTTCTCTCAAAAGGCAGGTGAAATCAGATGGCAAAGGACGGCACAAGAAGAGGCGGCAGACGAGTTCGTGCAGGCGATAAGCCGAAAGCCCTCTCCGACAAAATCGCAGAGGGCAAGGATGCAGATATTATAGAATTTCATGCTCCGGAATTGGACGCAGATGATCTGGACGATGCTGCTGATTTGACCGGTGCGGATATGCCAAGCCCCAGTGCATACTTGTCTGCCCAGCAGAAGAACGGAAAACCGCTGGGAGCAGACATTGTGTACAAAGAAACATGGCTCTGGCTGAAACAGCGTGGCTGTGAAAAGCACGTCAACAAACGGCTGCTGGAAAGTTACTCGCAGGCATTCGCCCGATTTGTACAGTGTGAAGAAGCCCTCAGTACCTATGGATTGCTGGGAAAGCACCCGACCACGGGCGGCGTTATTGCCTCTCCGTTTGTGCAGATGAGCCAGACATTTCAGAAACAGGCAAACTTGCTCTGGTATGAGATTTTCGATATTGTGAAACAGAACTGTACGACCAAATTTGACGGTACGCCACAGGATGATTTGATGGAACAGCTTCTGAGCAGCAGAAAGTGAGAAATACATGAAAGCAGCTACTCAGTTCTGGCGAGATCTGAAAGCCAATCGCCAGAAGATGACCAAACAGCAATACCGCACCATAAAAGGGTGCGGGTTGCCAGTGGCAACCTCTCGCAAAGCGAGAAGCACCGACCGAGGCGACAGCCGAGACCTGGCGGTCAGCGGAAAAGTGCTGGACGCCAGAAAAGGTTTACAGAAAGTTTTGAAGCGGAGGAATGGAGCATGACCACAACTACAGAATTTCAGCTTGTTGATATCAACAAGTTAGTACCCTATGCCAACAACGCCAGAACGCACAACAAGGAACAGATCCTGAAGCTTCGCTCTTCTCTGCGTGAGTTTGGCTTTGTGAATCCCGTCATTATCGATCGGGAATACAATGTACTGGCTGGACATGGACGCATTATGGCGGCAAAGGAAGAAGGTATTGCAGAAGTACCCTGTGTGTATGCCGACCATCTGACGGAAGCACAGAAGAAAGCGTACATTCTTGCTGACAACCGGACGGCATTGGATGCAGGCTGGGACGAAGAACTGCTGTCTGTAGAAATGCAGGAGTTGCAGGAACTCGGCTTCGACCTTTCCATGACCGGATTTGATGAAAAGGAACTGACAGATCTGCTGGGTGCGGATGCAGATGGCGAGGCAAAAGAGGATGACTTCGACCTGTCCGCTGCCTTAGAAAAGGCAGCTTTTGTCCAGCGTGGCGATATTTGGACAGTTGGCAGACACAAGCTGATGTGCGGTGATGCCACATCTGCGGAAGATGTATCTGCTCTCATGGGTGACACCAAGGCAAATCTCATTCTGACCGATCCGCCCTATGGCGTTTCGTTTAAGAGTGCCAGCGGTTTGACCATACAAAACGACAGCATGAAGAACGAGGAGTTTTATACATTCCTGCTGTCCTCCTTTCAGCGAATGGCGGAGCATCTTGAAAAAGGCGGTTCTGCCTATGTATTCCATGCAGATACCGAAGGGCTGAATTTCAGAAAAGCTTTCATTGATGCAGGATTTCATCTTGCAGGCTGCTGCATCTGGGTAAAAGACAGCCTTGTGCTGGGACGCTCGGATTATCAGTGGCAGCACGAACCTGTGCTGTATGGCTTTATGCAGAATGGAAAACATCACTGGTATTCCGACCGCAAGCAGACGACCATCTGGCATTTTGACAAGCCGAAACGCAATGCCAATC